ATAATACGCCTCTAGTGGCCACTAGATTCGGTGCGTTAGAAGAGACTGCTATAGGTAATGCGTCTTATTTCATCGACTATGCTATCGAACCAAACAGTCTATTCAGAGATATCAATATACAAACGCAGTGTGACCGTTTTGTCGGATTAGTTCTTAGTGCGTATAATAATCCTTATCTACATCAGCAGAAACAGTATTACTGCAACATAATCAAGGATATCTCTACCTGGGATACGGTTGCACTGCAATGGAAGCAACACTTCTTTAAAGAATTAAATCATTACCTTCCTGCGGATGAATATCGTAAGGTATCATACATCAATGATCGAATCCATAAAGTATTCGGTCGTAGGTTCAGCAACAATGAAGAATGGAACACGTTTACACAGAATAAAGAACAGCATATCGCTGTGATCACGCCTTTCTTTAATGCAGAGCAATATATCTTGAGGTGCATCGATTCTGTTGCTACACAGAACTACAACAACTGGACGATGTATCTGATCAATGATGCCAGCACTGATAGTGCCAAGTTTGCGATCAATCATAAGCTAAAGACATTGCCAGAAGATATCAGATCCAAGATCACCGTCATTACCAATAATGAAAATAAAGGTGCTGTGTATAATCAGATAAACACGATTAAAAATGTGTTTGGTCTAGACACTATCGTGATGCTCCTCGATGGTGATGATGCGCTGATCAATGATAACAACATATTTAATTTCTACAATAATCTCTATGCTGATGGTAAGACGGATTACTCATATGGAAGCTGTTGGTCAGAAGCGGATAACATTCCTCTGATCGCTCAACCATATCCAAAGGCGATCAGAGATTCTAAAAGCTATCGAGAATATAAGTTCAATTGGGGAATGCCGTATCCTCATCTCAGGACATTCCGTAGAGAGTTGTTGAATAATATTAATGATTCTGTATTTAAAGATGAGAACGGAGAATGGTTCAAAGCAGGCGGTGATAATGCTACATTCTATAATATAATAGAAAGAGCTGATCCTGATAAGATCAAAGTCGTGCAGGATATCGTCATGCTCTATAATGACAAGAACCCACTGAACGATTATAAAGTCAATGGTGAACTTCAGAATCAAACAGCAAACAAGATCACAAATTCGAATGATAAGAAGATACAGATAAACAAAGTAGAAGTAAATTCTACACCACGTCCTATGAATGTAGAAATAGTTCAAACAAAAGAAATGGTTGTAAAGAACGTCATGAAAAAAAAGATCTTAATCGCGATTCCTACAGCAAAGAACATCGAACCCAACACTTTTAAATCGATATATGATCTGAGAGTGCCTGAAGGATATGAGACGACATATCAGCATTTCTATGGGTATAATGTAGATCAGGTACGCAACTTGATCGCTGATTGGGTCGTCAAAGGATTCGACTATCTGTTTGCAGTCGACTATGACGTATCATTCCCGTCAGATACGTTAGAGAAGTTATTGTCACACGACAAGGATGTAGTGTCTGGTATCTATAGGCAGCGTAATCCTGACACACAGACCCTAGAGATATTCGAAGAGAATGATAGGGATGGATATTCTCATGTCGAATGGGAAAAAATCCGAGGTCAAGGATTGGTTCGTATCGGAGCTTGTGGATTTGGTTGTGTTCTTGTCAAGAAACAAGTAATGGCAGATATCGGATACCCGCAGTTCGTCTATAAGTCAGCGATAGATCACAACAATACATTCAGTGAAGATCTGTATTTTGCTAAGAAGGCGAAAGAAAAAGGATTCGAGATATACGCAGATACGACGATACTGTGCGATCATACGGGATCTTATACGTTCCGAGTTCAGTAGACAGGGACTACTGGCGCATCTCTAGGAACAGCAGGAAGCGTGCCTAACATATCAGTGGCTTCCTGTTTTAAGACTGATATGGGTTCTATAGTCTGATTGATCGATTTAACGATGATAGTCGTCTGTAGCGGTGCATACCTGCCAGTCGTCACCAGTATGTTATTGAACTTCGATACGGTTATCTTAGAGTCACGCATTAACGAGTGACTCCTGGATTCACTGTGACAAAACCTTCTATTATCCTGGATGTCACGTTGCTAGAATATAATTCTAGATCATAGACATATCTCGTTGATGATAGGTTTGCTGTGATGACAGAATTCATTGTCAACGTGATCGATCCTGCAGCAGCATTAACTGTGGTGTTTATCGTATTGAAAGTCGTAGACGTATACGTCTTTCTTATCTGAGAATTAGCAGTATATCCTGTCAGATCAAACGGATTGCCATCTACATCGACAAGATATACATTATAGGCAAAGTTAGCACCCTGATCTACAGTTATGTTTGTTTTAATTGCCATTTTTTAAGCTATCTACTTCTGCTTTGAGTTCTTTTACTGCTTCGATCAGAAGAGCAACGATCCTATCATACTTGACTGCTTTGTATCCGTCATCTCGTTCTGCTACAAGCTGTGGCAATACTTTCTCGAGATCTTGTGCTATGATGCCCACATCATTCTTACGAACAAACATGCCATCCAGTCCACCCTGAGATTCGATGTACGAATCTTTCCAATCAAATGTGACGCCATTAAGCAATGCTAATTTTTCTAATGGGTTAGATATGTTAGCGACATTTTCTTTCAATCTCTC